ATTTAAAGATGGTATGTTATCAATATCTATTCCAAAGAAAGAACCAGAACAACCCAAAAAACATTCCATTAAAATCTCCTAATGGAACTTATTGATTTTCAAAATAAAAAATGGGTAGTTAAATCAAAAGTAGATGGGTCTCGTATTGATAACCCATCTACTTTAAAAAAAAGTTATGGATGTGACTTGGTTATAAGAAACAGCCAAAATATATATTTTATTTTGGATGAGGTTATAGATGTGGAGTTTGAAGATATTTAATAAGGTTATATATTTTGTTAACTTCATCACATTAAAGGTTTCGTTTTTCGAAACCTTTTTTGTTTTCAATATTTAAATACTATTTATAATAAAGTGACAGGGATGTCCCGGAATCAGAGCGGAATGGTGTGAGGGTAATCCCGCTTACCTTACATCATATTCCCTCTGATTTTATAATTTAATTATATTTATAGGAGAGATGCGATGAAGAAGTTATTTACAATCTTGGTTTTATTATTTAGTTTCGGTTGTTCACAAGAATGTCAAGAGCCAACGAATGTCTGGTTCAAACTCTCCAACGATACATCAAGTAAAGATTATGGTGAAACCATATCCATTGATATGAGTAAGGGATTTGCTAATACTGATGGAGTTAATATTTATTTATTATTACGATTGAAGGATTCAGAAGAAGGTGTAATAATATCATTCCCAATTGGTTATTGGGAGATAGAACAACCAAGTGAATTTGAAAAAGAATTAGAAAAAGAATTTAAAAATTTAGAAGAGTACTTTAAGCAAAAAGAATCTAAGGGTACTGAAATAAAAAGACAACACAAATAAAGTGGGAGATTAGTTATGGCAAAAGCAAGTAAGGAAATAATACAAAAGCACGAACAAATGTTTTACCCTACAGTCAGGGTTAGAACTAAAAAGGCCGGTGGTTCAGGTACAGTTGTTTACTCTAAGGAATACAAAGGTGAGGTTTATACATATGTTATAACCAACCACCATGTTATTGCTGATAGTGTAAAGATAGAAAAGAAATGGGATTCAGTTCTTAAAAGAAAAGTTGATAAAGAAAAATTAGACACAGTATTCGTTGAGTTCTTTAGATACAATAACTATTCTCATACAGTTGGTTCATTTGCAGTTGAGGCTGATATTGTTGCTTACTCCGAAGTAGAAGGTGGACAAGATTGGGCACTACTACGAGTAAGAGATAAAGAGAACACAGCTGATTGGGTTGCGAATATGTTCCCACTTAATGATATAGATAATGTTCATATCTTTGACCAATCATATGCAGTAGGTGCTTCATTAGGACACCCACCAGTAGCTTCTGAAGGTATGATAACTTATATGGATGATGAAATTGATTCATACAAATATTGGATGTCGTCAGCACCAACTATCTTCGGTAACTCAGGTGGTGCAGTTTACAGATGGTCTGATACAAGAAAACAATATGAGTACATAGGTATACCATCAAGGATTTCAATCCAACCAATGGGATTCTCAGCTGATGCTATAACTCATATGGGATACTTTATTCCAATCGAAAGAGTTTATAAACTTCTTGAAGAAAATGATTATCAATTTATTTATGATGATAAAGCTTCAATAGAAGATTGTAATAAAGCTCGTGATGAAAAACAAAAACCTAAAAAGGATGAGGATGAATAATGACAAAAGAACGGCGGGAAGCAATAAGATACTCAGCTTGGTTGAATTTATTCATAGGATTTTATAATATCTATTTATGGAATGAAGGTAATTGGTGGTTTAATTTATTAATCGGATCACTTAATATAGGAGTTTGGGTATTTTTTAGAAAAGTATAAGGGGATTAAAATTGGGAACGGTGATTTAATATTAATTATATTATGTTTTATGATTGGATATATCAATGATAACACTGGACCCAAGCCTTATCACTATAAAAATCAAATAGTTATCGTAGATAAAAAATATCAATGCCCCAACTATTGTGCTATTAAACACAACCACTCTGTATACTTTAAGGGTGAGTCGAATGGTATGGTTATAGATGAATCCAAGCTTGGAAAAAAAGTCAAAATAAAAAAAAATCACAGGAAAAAATAATGCTTGACATATATATGCATATATGACTATATTAATAGGATGAATAAAATGTCAAGAGAAGATGATATAAAACAAATAAAAAAGCATGGATTTAAAAATTTTAAACCCGAAAGACACTCGTATGTTGATGAAGATGGACAAACACATATGCAGTGTAAATTTTGTTGCGATTATCAAAAAGTAGATGACAACATTGGTTACATAACTTGTAGTAAATGTGTTACTATGATTGATATGATTAAATATCCAAAATCTTTTGAAACCAAACAATACAAACCTACAGGTCGTCCTGCTGGTTGGCATTGGATGGCAGAGTTTGTAGACAAAGATGGTAATGTGTTTCACAAAGGAAAAGAACAACCTGAATTAAAGGGAACTCTTCCACCAACTAAAGTGAAACCAAAGAAAAAGAAAAAGAAATTATCAGCTGATGAAAAGCTACAAAGAGATATAAATAAATGGAAGAAAAGAAAAAAAATGAGAAGAGGTAAAAAATAAATGATAGTAACTAACATAGATGATTTAAAAACACCATGTCAACCTGTATCTGCATTTAATTATGGAGAGGGAGAAGAGATAGCTAAACAACTTTTAGATGAATTAAGTAAATCTAAAAATGGTATTGGATTAGCTGCAAATCAAATAGGTATAGATAGAAGAGTTTGTGTAGTTAATGTTAAAGAGCCAATCGTTTTAATCAATCCTAAAATAGTAGAAAGATCTAAAGAAGAGTTTATATTTCCAGAAGGTTGTCTATCTTTTCCAAATAAGAAAATTAGAACACGAAGAAATGTTTCTATCAAAGTTACAGCTGATAACTATGAAGGTCAAACTTTATCTTTTAGTGCCGATGATAAAGATGTTGATAGTGCTTTTGAATGTGTTGCTGTACAACACGAAATCGACCACTTAGATGGTATCACGATGTTTGATAGAGAGTTCAAATCAGAACCAATTGTTCGTGGTGTCAATGCTCCGAAGAAAATTGGAAGAAATGAAAAAGTTACAATTACAGATGGAACACAAACTAAAATTTTAAAATACAAAAAAGCAGTACCATTATTAAAATCTGGTACATGGAGTATTAGTGTTTAAAGATATATTGTTTATACTACCTTATATTATAGCTTTAATTATTTATTTGATTTCCATCACTCTTGTCTATTTTATTCTTTTTTTACCAACTTCAATGATATTTATAGTAAACGAGGGAAAAAAGATATGGCAGAAAAAAATGTAACATTGAAAGATTTAATTAAAGAAATAGATTTTAGATTAACTCATTTGGAAGATATGGAATATGACAATAGAAAACTAATGATTAAATTAGTTAAACAGGGAAATACCATAGTTGAGTTTCTAAAACAATTAGAAGTTACAGAACCACCCTCCTTAGAAGAAGAAATGTTTTTACCAAAAGAACCTTTAGTTAGTGCAGATAAATTAGCAGACATTAGAGAATTGGTTGATGAATTTATGGATAAAGCATCTGAATTAAAAGAGTTCGAAGAAGAATTAAAAAAACATAAAGATAAGTTAACACCTGGACAAGTAGGTGAAGCCTAAAAAAAGGCTTGACTTATATCTAAAAAATTTCTTAATATATAATATGGGGTCGACTTGGAATCGATTGCGAGATTTTTGACATAGAGTGCAAGTAGTCTGATTCACTTACGAATCGAAACTCGATAATCGGCAACGAATATCAATACATGGCAGTAGCGTAGTCTACTTCCCATCACTCCTTGATTTCTGATAGAGGATAAAGTGGTGTCATATCAGAAGAACCTCCTGTTATGAATTGTTATGGAGCAAAATATAGAACCATTCAGTCATTGATAATCGACTGGTAACTATTATCTGAACTTTGTCAGAGTTGAAAGTAAACTGAACAAACTTGTAAATGACTTTATGTAGGAAACTGGTAAGACGGCGGTTCGAATCCGCCCGACTCCACTAAAGAATTACTTTAAATAAAAAGTTTTTCTATATTATAAATATGGTTTTATACACATGAGTTAAAAAAAACACTATGTTTTCAGTATATATATCATATTTATATACAATGGTTATAAAATATTATCTTATGAAAAGAGCAAAAAACATACAAAGAATCAATCGCTGATTCAATAATCCTGGTTAATATACAAGTTATTAATAGATATCCTTTAGAGGATTGTATGCGTTTTTGACTCTTTTTTTATTTTAATATGATATAACATAATAGTAAACGAGTAAGTTAATAGTTAAGGAGAAAACTAAATGAAGAACCTTAGTATGAAGACTCTAATCACTTATTCAATCGCTTTGATAGGATTGTTTGGTATTGTTAGAGCTGAAGAAACAGTAGTTACAGAAACTACACAACAACCTGTCGTGTCTGTGACTGGTGAATTTAGCACGGACATTACCTTTGGTGACGCTACTACATTTACAAGTCCATATTCTGGATTAGTATTAAGTGGTGACGGATGGGTTTTAAGTACAAATCTATCAGATGGTATGGTTAACATTGAAGAGGCCAAGTATACTTGGACTGTAGTAGATGGTATGACTTTAACATTTGGTAGTCAAGCAGAACCTTATGGATTAGCGTGGGGCTTACATAGACCATCTAACAACTGGTTTGCTTCAACTCCAAGAGACCATTCAGTTACAAATGGTGTCGGATTTGGATTGAACAAATGGGGTGTTGGTGCTGATTTGTTTTGGGGAGGAGATTCAATGGATGAGGAAGGTGAATCAGAACTTTATTGGGCTGGTAGATTTTCTTATGGATTGAATTTGCTTGGTATAGATTCGAATTTCGGACTATCATTAAATAGTAACGAGTCTCAACTTGTAGATGTTTCAATGGGCAATAGCCTATTTACAACATCTCTTGAGTATGATTTGTCGAGTGAGGCAGATGGTGCATATTGGCTAAGAGGAGTGGTAACACCACCTCAAGCTCAAGGTGCATTTCTACTTCTTGGATATAATTCCGATGAAGTTGTGACATATGGGGTTGGGTACAAATGCTCAGACAATATGAAAGTTGTTTCTGAGTTTACATCTGGAACTGATTCAGATGGTAATGACATAGAAAATGACTTCTCTATTAGAGCAAGTTATTCATTCAAATAATAAACAATAAATCGGAGAAATAAAAATGAATATTAAAAGTATATTTGGATCAATAGGTGATGTATTAAGTGGTATCGCTGGTGTACTAACTGGGTTAGTATCAGTTTCAATCCTATCAACAGTAGTATTTGGTAGTGGTTGGTTAGGTACAGATGTTATCGCTAATATATCAGCTCTTGTTGGCTCTTTCCTATCAGGTGGAGTAACAGGATTGTTGGTACTTATTATTCTACTTTCATTGTGGGATTCTAAGTAGTTAGTGATTTAAATCACATAATTAATGGGGTTGCTTCGGTAACCCCATTTTTTTTGCATCAACTTTACGATTTTTTAAATGAAATTGTAATAACATTATATTTATAGTTAAACCCATAGGTTAATATAGGAGATGTTATTATGGCAAGAACAAAAGCAACTCAAAAGAAAGTTTCACTTTCGGAATTAAATAATCACACTGTAAATAATAAGCGACAAGCACTCAAAGATTTAAAGATGTTAAACTTTGATGAATTACAATATAAGAATACAGCTCAACGAAGATTCTATACGACAATATCAAAAAAAGATATAACATTTTGTATTGGTCCTGCTGGTTGTGGTAAAACATATCTATCTGTCCACAGGGCACTCAGGGAGTTAGGTGATAAGAACTCACCGATAGATGGTATAGTTATTGTTAAACCACTTGTAGAAGCGGCTGGTGAAAAACTTGGATATCTACCTGGTGATGTAGAAGAAAAGACAGCACCATTTATGATGTCGTTCTATTATAATATGGAACAGATTATTGGTAAACAGAGATTGGAAATGTTAAAAGCTAGTAATACAATACAAGTCATACCAATGGCTTATATGAGAGGCATTACTCTTTCTGATAAATTTGTTATATTAGACGAAGCACAAAACGCTACACCTGAACAAATAAAGATGTTTGTAACAAGACTTGGTAGTAATAGTAAATACATCATTACTGGTGACTTAGCACAATCAGATATAAAACACGGTAAGAGTGGATTAGAAGATGCAATTAAAAGATTCGCTGGTGTGCATGGAGTTGGTTTGGCTTCATTTAAGGAAAAAGATATTGTAAGACATTCATTGGTTAGAAGATTATTAAAGAGATATAAAGATAGTTTTCAAATTATAGATACAGTATCAGCTGAAAAAACTATATCAATGTGGGTTCACGATGAGGGGTTAGACGCTCCATCAGATGGATCTTTGGAATTAGATTACCATTATCAATTAAAAAAATAAAAGGCTTGACTGTTATGTTATAAAGGTTGTATATTAACATAGGATTAATATAGGAGTATCTTTATGATTAAAACTTCACATGCAACTTGGGGTGCTTTAATCCCAATATTGATATTGACTTGGTGGATGTCTGGAATGATAGATGACCACTATCAAGAAAGAATGAGGTTACAAGAAAGAGTTTGGGCATTAGAAAATGATTGTGGATTTACAGAAGCTGGTAAAATAGCTTTTAATGTCACAGTCACGACTTATAATCCAACTCGACAACAATGTGATTCGACACCAAACATAACGGCTGATGGTACAAAAATAAATCCAAAGAAAGCAACTCAATATCGTTATGTTGCATTATCGAGAGATTTAATTTCCCGATGGGGAGGTCCCTTTGATTACGGCGATTATATTGTTATTGAAGGTACAGGTAAATGGGATGGAGTGTATCAAGTAAGAGATACAATGAATCCTAAATGGGTTAAGAGAGTAGATATACTTACAACAAATAGTAGATTTAAATATAATAATATTACTATGTATAAGTATGTTAAAGAGAATGACTATCTAATTACAGATAGCGGTTTATAAACATAGGAGAAGCACAATGAAATGTATGATGAGTGTGGATGGCTCTAATATCGTTAGAGTCTCAGACGAAAAAGCAAGTAAATTATATCACGAAGGTTTTAGATATGTATCTAAATCATTATGGAAAGAAAAAGTTCGTGATGTAGAAAAACCAACTGAAGAAGAAAAACCAGTTAAAAAGAAATCCAATAAAATGTCTAAAGCTGAAAAGCGTCATTTGAGGAAATCTAATAAATGAACATAAAATATATTGTTGTTACAACATTAGTTTTTGTAATAAGTCAAATATTAATATGGTATCAGTTAAATTCCCAATTAGTATGGAAATGGGCTGAGGGTTATAAATCCATGTTATGGATGTCTTTATTGGGTATTCCAATTAGTATATTAATGTGGTATTGTACCAAGATAGGTTATATAGGATTTGGTAGTCTGTGGGCTGTTAGGTTCATGGGATTTGCTACATCAATGTTAGTATTTCCAATTATGACATATTTTTATTTAGGTGAACCAATGACTTTGAAAGTTATAGCTACTTTAATATTAGCTATAATTATAATGATCTTACAGTTGATCTAATTAATTGATCAGTTGATCAACTGATCTATTGATCAATAACTATTATAGAAATTGTGAAAACAAGAGAAAAAAATTGTAACAATAAAAAAGGCTTGACTTATATACAGTTTTATTTGTATATTGTAAGTAATACAGGGGAAACAAATGGGATTTGATAATTTTTTTGAAGAAGTAAAAGAAGAATTTAATTATGATGAGAAGAGAAAAGAACTCATTGATAATTTAGATACTTTAAAAAATATGTCAGTAGAAGAAGCAACTCTCTACAAAAAATGGCAAGAGTTTAATAAGAATGTAGACTTTCATAAATTTGCTTATAAATTTGATGTTCTTCGTTCTAAAATATGGACTCCAACAGATATAAATAATTTAGAATTAACAATATCTGAAATAGAAAATCTTGATCCTTATGTTGAAATTGTTGATAACACAAATCAAACTTCTGTAGAAAATTGGACATTACTTCGAAGACTTATTCACTCAATGGAATATGTTGCTAATCCAGGTAGAAACATTAAAGTAATTGCTAAAGATAGAAATACAGGTAAAGTATTAGGTATGATGTCATTGGGTTCGGATGTTACTTCAATTGGAGCTAGAGATACTTTTATTGGTTGGACTAAAGATAATAAATACAAAGATGGTAAATTGAGATGTACAAGCATTGGAACATCTATAGTAGCTACTCAACCATTTGGATATAACTTTCTTGGTGGTAAGTTAGTTGCTATGTTATTAACTGATGAATCCCTCAGACAACATTGGAAAAAAACTTATGGTGATGAATTGATTGGTTTGACTACAACATCTCTTTATGGTATACATTCGATGTACAATGGAATACCACTTTGGAAAACTCTTGGTGAATCTACAGGTAAAGTATCTATAAAACCTGATGATTCTGTTTATAAGCCATGGTTAGAGTGGATGAAAGAAGAAAGAGAAGAAGATTTTAAAAAGATAATGACTCAAAAAGAAGGTGTGAATGGACCACCAACAGGAGTCAAACAGCAAATACTTGGTTATATATTTAGAGAATTAGGAATCAGAAAAGCTGATTATGATCATGGATATAAGAGAGGTATTTACTTTAGTTCTTTTTATGAAAATGGTAGAGATTTTTTAAGAAACGAAATTAGTGCTGATGAATTAGTGATGAGACCTAAGTTTGCTCAAGGTTCTGAATATATAAACAAATGGTGGAAAAGAAAAGCGATTAGAAGATATACCAAATTACATTCAGAGAATAGATTAAAACCTGAATTACTTTATTATTCAGATATATTAGGTATGACTTGGGAAGAAGCTAAAGACAAGTACTTAGGAGATGTTGGTAGATAATGAATATATATAAATTTTCTAAAGACAAGGATTTTGATAAAGAATACAAATATAAAGTATTGGTTTATCCTAACATAACTTATATGAAAGACTTAGAAAAAGATTCATATGTAGTTGTACTGCGTAATGTTATTAAAGAACTAAACAAAGTTCGTAATGATATTCATTGGACAATACTATCACCATACGAGGTTCGTAGTTTAATATTTCCAAACACAACACAACTTCCAATTGAGTTACCATCATACCCAAACGCTATGAGAACTCATTTCAATCATAAACAAATATTAAAAACAATTGATTGGAAAAAAAATGATTATGATGTTGTGTATACACATTTACCTGAACATACATTACAATTATCTAATATGTTTGTTAATGAAACAAATCTTAATCCAAAATTTATTGGGTATTGTCATTGGTTTGAAGTTCCAGAGAATACAGCTTATAGTAAAAAGATGTTGATGCATAATATTGCTGGTATATTAGAAATGGATGAATGTGGTGTTAATACTCAATGGTTAAAAGATTTGGTATTGGATAAAGCTGAACAAGTTTATCATCCACGAGTTGTATCCCAATTAGATAATATTATACAACCACATTATCTTGGTGTTGACGATATATCAACTGGTCATGAACACAAACACGGAACTATACTATTCAATCACAGAGACAATGAATATACAGGTTACACTTGGTTTGTAAAACAGATGGATGACTTATATAAAAAAAGACAAGACTTTAAAGTATACACAACACTTACAGATTTAGATAGACCTTATGCTGAAAGAGTTAAATTACACAGCCGTGATGACTATCTTAATTTTGTCCGTTCAATGCATATGGGTGTTGGTTGTTTTCAAAAATATTCTGCTTGGAGTATTTCAACAACTGATGGATTGAGTCAAGGAGTTCCATATATTCTTCCCGATGGGATGTGTTATCCTGAAATGGTTGGGGAACAATACCCATTACTTTACAAATCAAATAACGCTAAAAGTTTTAAAGATACTATTGAAAATATGTTAGATAATTCTTATATGAGAGATGAAGCTAATTTATATTTAGAACCAAAGTTAGAGGGATTTAGATGGAGTGAGAGAGTTAATAAATGGTTTGATGGTTGGAAACATTTTGATGATTTAAAGGTTATGTCGGATACAGATTCATATAAAAAAATAGTAGAACATATTCATAGAAAGAAATCAGTAAGTAAAAAAGAATTATTAGAACATATGGGTTGGGGTGTAAGAATTTCTTTTAGTGAATATAGAAACAGATTGAGATTAGAAAATACAATTAGATTTACAAAAAATAGATACGAGGTTATATAATGAAAAAATTAACAGCAGAACAAATACAGGATAATTGGACAAAACTTATTGATACCATTGAAGGTTTTATAAGTGATGATAGGAAAGAAAATCTTTTAAAGATGTATGATGACTTTAAAGAAAGAATGATGTTTGCACCAGCAAGTGCTAAAGGTGCTTACCATAACGCCATGCCAGGTGGATATGTTGAACATATTCTTCATATCGTAAGTCACTCACTTGAATTGAAACAAGTATGGGAAAAGAATGGTGCTATGATTAACTTTACAGATGAAGAGTTAGTGTTTGCTGCTTTACATCACGACTTGGGTAAGGTTGGTGATTTGGAACACGACTATTACATTCCACAAGATTCAGATTGGCATAGAAAAAATCGTGGTGAGATTTATAAACACAATCCATCTCTTCAATATATGAAAGTTCCTGACAGAGGATTATGGTTACTTCAACACTATGGTGTTAAGGTTACTGATAAGGAATACATTGGAATTAAATTAACTGATGGTTTATATGATGATGCTAACACAGCTTATTTGAAATCATATAATCCTGATTATAATCTTCGTTCCAATATGGCTTACATATTACATCAAGCTGATATGATGGCAACTCACATTGAGTTCGACCAATGGAATAGAAATGATGAAGAAGTTGTAAATACAAAAGTTCCGAAAACAAAAGATGAACAAAAACAAGTAGATAATTTAAAAAATAAATTTGACGAGTTGTTCAGTAATTAGGAGAAAACAATGAAAAAATATTTTAAAAAAATAAATAAATGGTTAGTAGATGTTACAGAAATATTAAAAAATGTTTTAGTATTTGCTGTAATATGTGGTTTACTATTTAATGACCCATTTGGTATTATAAATACTATTAGTAATTTAATTAGCGATGTGGGTGATAGAGGATTAGCAGGATTAATATCTTTATTGATAGTAATAACATTATATAGGAGAAAATAATATGTGGTGGGTTTTATTTGTAATATTCGCATTGGTTAGTATAACATCATCTATATTGTTATTTTTTTCCTTAAAAAGAATAACTCAATATGAAGAATTAATATTACAATTTCAACAGATAATTTCATTTTCATCGGAAAAAATGAAACAAGCTGATACACGAGGACATTATCAATCAGATGATGAAACATCATTCTTTTTCGAACAACTGAAAAGTTTACAAAAAGTTTTAGATGGAGTATTTGAAACAGAAAATTTAGACGGAGAAAAAAATAATGCCAAGAAAAAAAAGTAAAAAGAATATGTATTTTGACATGGATGTACAAGATGCTATTATAAGATATAATTTAAGTGATAATGATAAAGAAAGAAGTGATATATATAGAGATGATATTCATTATGCTTTTGATAAACTTTGTGAAAATATAATAAATACATTTAAGTTTACATACTTTGATGATCCATTTAATGATGTTAAAAATGAAGTGGTAGCATTTCTTGTAATGAACATTCATAAATATGACCATACAAAAGGTTCAAAGGCTTTTAGTTATTTTTCTATAGTTGCTAAAAATTATTTAATATTACATAATAATGCTAATTATAAAAGATATTGTCAACATACAAGCTCTGATGTGTTATTAAAACAATCATCTAATTCAGAAGCTAGAGAAGAACATATGAATTTATTTACAGATGAAATAATAATTTATTTTGAAAATAATATACATAATTTGTTTAGAAGTAAAAAAGATATAAGTGTTGCATATGCTATAGTCGAACTATTTAAACAAAGAGACGAAATAGAAAACTTCAATAAAAAAGCTTTATATGTTCTTATAAGAGAGATGACTAATATCGAAACATCTTATATTACCAAAGTTGTCAATGTGTTCAAGCGTGAATATAAATCACTTGTTAATCAATTTGAATCAAAGGGAACTATAAATCAACACAAAGGTAAATTTTTTAAGTAAATTTACTTGATATTATCTAAATTAAAACCCCATTCTTTTGAAATGGGGTTTTTTATTTCACTTACATTTTTAGATATTCTATATTTATATATGAATAGTTACATCTATAGTAGAATATTTAGGAGAAAAATGTGAAATCAAATGAAGAAATATTTGAGGGAAAAAGCTTTCAAGACTTAACTAAAGATATTTATAAAAATACATCTGATAGAAAAAAACAGATAGATTTACTTATATCTGAAATACATGGATTTATTACAACAATAGACGATGTGGTATTAGTTGCACCAATCATAAAAGAATATATGGATGTGGCAGTTAAAAATGATGAACATCTCGTTAAGCTTGCAAGTGTTATTCAAAGAATAATGGGTAAATCATCAAGTGGAGATGAAGACTCTCTATTATTATCAGAGCAGGAAAAAGAAGATTTGATAAATGCTCTTCAAGAAGATGTTAATGATTTACAAAAAATAAATGATAAAGCTGATATAGCTAAACAAGATATAAATAAAATACAAGGGAATTAAATGGGTTTAGATCAACATATACCAACACCTGACCATGACAAGCCAGTAAATACAGTAACAGGAGAAAGAATAAATACTAAAGATTTTATGCAATTTGTTCCCGGCACTGTAGTGAAAGTTAATAATGGAGATGATTGGCCAATAACTGACTCTTCGAATATTGGTGCAGTTTGGGCAATGCCACATTTTACTACAGATCCAATTAGAAAAGAAACATTTATAGCTAAAGATGATACTAACAAATATATTCCCTTACTTAGGGGTGTCAAGGATATGCCTGCTGTAGGAGAGTTGGTGTTATTAACAAAAATTGCTGGTACACAGTTTTATTTAGGTCCTTTAAATATTATGCAAACACCGAATAGAGGTGATGATCCATTTAGAACCAATCAAATTACATCTGGTAAAGAACAAGGTTCATCTTCAGACTCTGCTAATAATCCAAATAAAATGCTTAGAGGTTATAAACATCTTGGAAAACGATTAAATATAAAATTAGATAATCCCAAATTATACAGAGAATTTATAGAAGCCAGTACTAACCCAGCTGATACAACAAATACAGAAGAAGCAGTTGTACCACCAATACCTATTGCTCAAACAAATATAAAAGGTGATATGATTATAGAAGGTAAATATGGTAATAGTATTAGATTGGGTCATAGAAATGTACATCCAAATATTGTAATATCAAATGGTAGAAGTGTTAATAATGTTACAGAAACAACTTTGGATAGTTCATTGTTTTTTATGAGTAAATATGGTTCTATTAGAGATCATTTTAATTCTGATATGGTAGAAATTTCACCTAATAATGAGACATCAGGAGAGGGTAATCCTCCAGAAAAAAGACATTATTCTTATAAATGGACTTTAGCTGATCAAAATAAATTTGATCTTCCATTTGAGGCTGTTAATAGTATTACAAAAACTTTTTCAACATCTATGGGTAGGGGATTAGGACCACATAAAGATGAAGTAGATGGTGCTACTGGTGAAAACGATGATAATGTTGAAAAAACAATATATGGATATTCACGACCACAAATTTTAATTAATTCAGATAGGGTAACTATAAATTCTAAAAGAGAAAGTTTATTTTTATCGGCCGCTGAATTTGTACACATTGGTGCTAAAGAAAATATAAATATTTCTACAAGTAAAACGATATTGGGTAATGCATCTACAAGTGTTATTTTTAATACTCCATTATTTAAAGTTAATGCTCCTGGTAAAGTTTATATTGATGGTAGAAAAAATACAAATGATAAAGATGAGATTGTAGGATCTATATTTTTAGGAAACCCATTATTGGGTGACAAAATGGCACCTGCAGTTTTGGGTGATGCTTTATGTGCTTGGATGGTTATGTTGGTTAGTGAAATTCAACAAATATGTTTTGCTACATCCCAAGCTATAGAAAATAGAGCAGCTACAGGAGCTTCATATGATTTAATGTCTACTAGAGCTGATGCTTTAGATGACTTGATGGGATTGGTAACGATAGAAAATGATAATGGTAGTTCATCTACATGGCCAGAATCATTGGCTAAAATAATTTTAAGTGATTCGGTTAAAATTAAAAAATAGGAATATTAAATGGCAAGTGTACCTACAGATTATATAATACCATTGAAACAATTAAATGTTGCTGGTTACATGGCACAATTAAATGCTTTATATGGTCAAGCTGAAAGATATAAGAATTTGGTAACTCCTGGTTTACCTGGAATGCCTGATATTCCTCAAATGATTAAAGATTATTTGGCTAGATTATTAGATGAGTTGTTACAAAAATTAAGAGAAAAACTTATAGAATTATTAACATTATTAATGGCTAAAGCTGCTCAAGCTTTGATACCAGTAATTAATACTGTTATTATGGTTTTGAATGCTGTAGTAGACATAGTTAATAATGTTATAACAGGTTTGTTCCCATACGCTAGAGTTGTATTTCAAGTAATGGTTGTTTGTTCTGTAGTTTATATTGTTGGTAAGATAGTTTGTGAAGTTATACCTGATTTTGGTGCTGGTATGGGTGCTGTTACAGTCTTTACTACACCAATTAAAAATGTATTAAAATTTTTATCAGACGCTGCTATATGGTTATATCAGTTTTTAAAACCAGTAGCATATGCTATATTGTCTGCTATGAGAATGTTATTAAAATATTTTGCATTTTTAAATGTAATTATGGGATTCATTAATATGTTAAAGATGTTTACTGCTAGAGATTACGCAGCTACATCAAATGATTTCACCAATACAGCAGATTCTTGGAATGAAAATACCGATGATGAAACTCCCACTGCAGGTAATCTTGTTGAATGTACTTTACCTGATGGTAGTGTTCAAAGTATGACTCCTGAAGATTGTGAAGCTGCTGGTGGAACATACGATGGTATGGATTTATTAGCACAATATGCTGACATTAGTAATCAAATAGTATTACATAATTCTGGAGTTCTTGGTGAATGTTTAGAGGGTGCTCAATGTAGACATTTAAATAAAGAAGAGTGTTTACTTCAACCTGATTATTGTACTTGGAGTGAGTTATATGATGGTGATGAAATTGTAGATTGTCTTTTACCCGATGGTGAAATAGAACAACTATCACCACAAGAATGTTTAGATGCTGGAGGAACGATATTAACATCTGAGATGTTACAACAATTGTTAGAACAACAAGATTTAATCGCATCGGAATTAAATCAAATGGGATTAGGAGATACTATGTTAAACGAAAGTTTAATTTCAAGTTTGTTAAATCCAAATCCAGAAGTTACTGTTGAAGATGTAACAAAAGAAGAAGGTGTTAGGTATGGATTTTATGGAGAACAATTTGGAAGCGTTGAATTAAAAGATGAGTTAGATGCACCAATTCCATCAAATCAAGGTAATAATATGATGAAAAAAGGTGGAAAAATTAAAAGTAAACCAAAGAGAAAAAATAAATAGGGGATTTCAGTTATGAAAGTCAATCAATTAAAAATGATAATAAGAGAAGTTGTTAGAGAAGAAATTCAATTAGGTCTTAAAGAAATAATTGGTGAAATTAATCAACCAATAGTGGAAAAAATTTCTAAACCAAAAAAAGTTGAGCAAAAACATTATTCAAAAAATTCTGTATTAAATGATGTTTTAAATGAAACAGCTGCTGGGGAAGATTGGAAAACATTAGGTGGTGGTAAATTAGATTCATCTCAGATAAATAAAGTCGTTAGTCAGAATTATGGTGATATGATGAATGGTACACCACAGCAAGTTCCATCAAGTGACCCAATGAGTCAATTTGTAAACAAAGATTATAGTGATGTATTGAAAAAGACTAAAGATATAGATGATAGAAAACATGGGAGATAATAAGTGGCAATTGTAGATCAAAAGGCAAGTTCATGGTATTTAGTAGATAGGGATGAAGATCAGTATATTGGTTTGAGATGGCCATTCATTTTAGATAATGGTAATTTAGCTTCAACCAAAACAACATTAGATGCTGTAAAACAAAATCTTTTTAACCTTTGTAGTACAGAAAGAGGTGAAAGAGTTATGCAACCTAATCTTGGAGTAGCACTAAAAAGATTTTTATTCCAACCATTTGAAGAATCAATTGTTGAAGAAATTAGAATAGTAATTACAGATAGCATTAATTATTGGATGCCTTTTCTATTAATTAATGATATTAA